AACTACTGAAGTTTTACGATTAGATACAGATTCTAGAATCTCACTTAGTAATAATGGTGGAGAAGCAACCAATACAATATTTGGTTATCAAGCTGGTAATAGTATTCATAGTTCTTCTGGAATGAACACCTTTTTTGGGCATCAAGTAGCAGATGCTACAATGACAGCCGATGCAGATGAGAATACAGCAGTAGGACACCTTGCATTGAGTGGCTTGACTTCAGGAGCAAAAAATATAGCTATCGGGAGTTATTCAGGAATTAACATTACGAGTGGTGATGAAAATGTATTAATTGGTAGGTCTGCTGGAAATGCTTTTAATAGTTCTGATTTAGTCGCTGTTGGAACGGCTACATTAGCATCAATTAATAATGCAAATTCTGATGGTGCAGTAGCAGTAGGTTATCAAGCATTAACAGCTCAGACAAATGCTGAAGGAAATACAGCAGTAGGATATAAAGCCTTAAATGCAGTACAAGATGCTCCAAAAAATACAGCAGTTGGATATGAAGCTGGTATGTCTATTGTTTCAACCGCATCAAATATAGGTAAAGGAACTTATATTGGTTACCATGCTGGAAGAGTCAGCACAGGCAGACAGAATACATTTGTGGGATCTGGTGCGGGAGCATTGATAACCACAGGGATTAGTAATGTTGCAATTGGAACTGATGCTTTAAAAAATGCAGATCTCGATGAAAGCAACAATGTCATAATCGGAGTTGAGGCTGGGCGTACAATTAATGATGATGGAGTATCAGCGGGAACTGGTAGTAATAATGTTATTATCGGACAAGATTCAAATGCAAGTAGTGCTTTAGCAGTAAATCAAACTGTATTAGGTCAAGGTGTAACAGGCGTAGCAGATAATGCAGTAACACTTGGCAATGCTTCTGTAACTGCTGTTTATATGGCACAAGATAGTGGGGCTACTGTTCACGCTGGAAATGTAATAAGCAATTCAAATTACGCAGTTGAAGGCTATTCGACTGGCAGAAATGTAATAAGATCAATTCGATTAAATATTTCGCCAGGATCAACTCCAAATACTAATATAAACGTAGACCATGATACTACTGCTGGAAGATCATTTAACACTCCAACACTTACAGATGGAACTAATATCGCGAATAATTCTTCCAATGGTTCATTCGCATTGAATGATGGCTCAACAAGAATTAATGTGGATGTGAATAATGCAATAGGTATGATCGCAGAATCAATATGTGTGCATGACCTTAACTCATCTAGTACAAGTGAAGTGTATTTTACAAATACAACTGTCGATAGTAATGATTTATCTATTGCAATATTTAAAAGAGGTAGTCAGTCGCTGGTAGATTGGAGGACAATACTTGATGCTGGTGACTCATTAACTGTATTAATAACGTATATGGCAACTTCATAATAGGAGATAAAAATGGCTTTAAACAAGGAACAAAAAGTAGTTGGAATTGCGATACTTGAAGATGATTCAGTTAAGGTTTCAACTAAAGTAATTGTGAAAGATGGCGATAACATGATTGCTGAAAAGAACGATTACTATGTGCTTTCTAAGTTGGATTCAGAAGGCGAAGCCACAGATATTAGTGGTGAAAATTCAAAAGTTCAAAGCGTATGTAATATTGCATGGGCTGAATAAATAACAAAGGAGTCAAACATGGCTAAAACAAAAAAAGAAAAGCCAGACATACTCAAATTAGATGATAAAGAGTATGAAATTGGTGCAATGACAGATCAACAAAAGATGATGGTTGCTCATTTAAGAGACATACAAAACAAACAAGCAAGTAATAAGTTCGTTGCTGATCAGCTACAAGTTGGTCACGATGGTTTTGTAAATATGCTTAGAGCTTCATTAAATGATCCATCACCACATGATCCAGGAGATGAGAACGATTAATGATTATTCGATGCGCTCACGATTATGATGTAGTAATTCATAAAAATTCTAAAAAAGGAATGACAAAAAAAGTTCGGTTGGCTAACGGAACGCTTACTACGTTAACATATCCAAATTCAAAAAACTATTTTTTACGTGTTGATGGTGAGATTGTCAAGAAATCTGATAGTTTTAAAGTAATTGAAGATGAATATGTGAAAGTATGTAAGGAAAAAAAAAGACTCAGATGATTGTGGGCGTATCGATATTATAAAGCATAAAATTGTAAACAATAAGGTAATGAATAGATGAATAATCCATTAGCAAAATTAGTTTCATGGCAATATCAAACAGGACAATTAGATGGTTGGACTGCTTATCATATTGCAGCAGGAGCGTTTTTAGCAAAAATATTTATGTGGTTACAGTGGTCAGATTTTTGGGTAGTAATGGGAGTGTTTATTATTGGAGTCTTGTGGGAAATGTTTGAGTATTGGATAGAAAATTTTAAGCCATATGGCACAAAGAAAAAATGGGCATATAATACTATTGCCGACATTATAGTGGAAACTGCAATGGCATGGTGGATGGTATTATGAATAAAATAATCAACAAATTGAATAATGGAGATTTTAAAGTTGTTAGTTCGAGTTATGATATTCCTATTAAGTATCATTATAATACAAAGTTGCAGCGGAAAAGGATGGATAATCGCAAGCGTACCAGTCACACCGCAGGATACAGTTCAAAATACAGTTTTTATAGAGATTCTGGATGCTGATTCCACAATGCATTGGTATCATGGAAAAGTTAATAATCATGCTAATTATTGCTATAAGCATAATCAATGGGAAGAAGTCGAGGTAAAGTGAGTGCGAAACCAGATACCGCTAGAAGTTATAGGACTACTATTCTTGACGATAACGCCATTGTTAGTATTAACCTTAAATGGCTTGGTCAAATTGCGGTTCTTATCGGAATGCTGGTATATGGCTATTGGCAAATTGAAAGCCGTATTAGAAAATTGGAAAGTAGCATTGTTGAAGCAAATAAACAAATTGGGGATCTACTTAATAAACATATCTTGGAAGAAAGGATTGAGCGAGAAGAGTTGGCAGAGAAAGTAGCATTTTATGAAAAAGAATTTAATATTAATCCATTAAGTTGGGGCAAAAAACGAGGTAAGAAATAATGGATTTTATGGCGATATATGGCGAAGCTGGTATGATAGGAGTAGTGGGAGCAATGTTCGTATATCTTGTTGTTAGTTTATCTAATAAATCAGCAAAACAACAAGAAGTGTTAAAAGAATTAGAGGTTGAAAATAAAGGTCAGTCTGAAACATTAGAAAATATGGAAGGCATGATTATAAAATTAATTAATAGATGGAATGCATCAGATGACAAATTAGACCGCAAATTTGAC